GAAATCTTCGACGGTCAAGATGCCAAAGACTTAGGCATTCATCGCATGGACGGATACGAGGCCTCGCAATACCTCAAAAGCTATGTCGAAGAGATATTGGAACAAGAGGGCAAGGGGCTTGCACTTGACTACGCATTGGCCTTCATTTCCGAAGTCGATTGGTACAGTATCGCCAAGCATCTTTTAGAAGATTATCAGAAAGAAGAAGAGGAAGAAGCGGCATGATTAGCATTCTTGAAGACATATTCGAGTTGGCCTGTTTAGGCTCTTTTGTAACCGCTCTAATCTTATGGGTGATGTGATGTATCAAGTTTTGACAAAGACACTATGTGACGGCTTCATCAACTGTTGGACGATTGACGGGGAACCGTGGACGTTTGACACAATAGAGGAAGCACAAGCGGAAATTGATGATCTTCTACAGGATTTGTCCGATTATAGTGCAGATGATTATAAAATTGAAAAGGTGCAATCATGACATTTTTTGTAACACTCAACTACGCTACCAATTCAGGAAACATGGGCGCATGGTCGGGAACAATCGAAGCCCCTAATAGTTTGACGGCTCTTGATCTGGCAATCAAACGAATAAAACGCCGCAAGTATGTTGCGCGGATATTCAGGGGGGATGCAGTCTAGGCGCGGTCAAATATCGGGAATGAATTAGAGGGGCAAACAAGCCCCTCTTTTCTTTTATGGTACCTACCTAGCGGGGCAATCGTGCTAGGGCATCACACGGGCTTCTAAATCGTTTTTAGAACGGAACTAGGTCATTGAGGTCGCTAGCACTGCCAACGGATTTAGACGTATACCGTTTGACACCTTCATTCGGCGGCTCACCTTCCTCTATTAGCTTGAAGTTGATTGATAGGAATTGATCGCCTTCACGGCCTGTCTTAAGCCATGCGCCCATCTGATACCGGACACCCGCAACCATCGCCTTACCTCTGTAATCCGGTTGCCCGTCTTTTGTCTTATAGGTATTTTTGTTTAGTGATCCTGAATTATCGTACTTGTTTTCCATTTTTATCATTCCTGTTTGATCATCTACATGAGGTCAGATAGCCCTTAACGGGGGCCGCCTCGGTTAGATAATAAGGGGCATTTTTCTAAAATAATAGGGGTTTCCGTGAGTATCCACATGGGGTCAATTTAGGCTGCCGAGATGCTGAGATAGCTTGCTCAATTTCTCAAGCATCCTTTCCCGCTGTTCCTCTGATACTGGTGTAGCATCGTGAACAACGCGCAACTGCGGCCCTTTTTTGTGATTAGGGTTCACATATGTGCGGCAAAACTCCCTCATCTCGGCAATCGAGGGCATAAATCTACATGAGGAAATCAGCCCGACCTTCGGATCTGCGAGCGCGCGCAACGTCTCGACTTGATAATCTTCAAGCGCAACGGCTGCCAATCTAGTAAAAGCCTCACGGTCAACTCTGCTGTCGGGGTAGGCTGACAACAGGGTCGTGATCGATTGTATAGCCTGTGTTCTGTTCATATCCATTCTCCCTTATCAGTCTCTTGCCCATCTCAATGGCTGTTTCTTTTCTATTCGGTTGCGTAGCAATCCGCTCGGATGCCCTTCTTATCCAGTTTCTCCAAGTCGATTGCCAGTTTGCTTTCCGTCCTTTGGCTCCCGCTTGGGCTATCCAGTAGTCCCTGAATATATCCGCCTCTCTCCGATAATCTACATCTAGCGAGATGGCGAAATCAATATCACCATCACTCGGCTGCCAATCGTCAGGCAATCGCGTAGCGAGTGCTATATCTTCTTTGTTTCTTTTAATTGTTTCTTTTAATAGTTTGGGGTGCTGTACGCCCCCCTCGGGGGGTGCTGTGTGCACTGGGGGAGGGGTGCTGTGTGCACCCTCGGGGGTGATCTCTGCACCTGTATCAATTTTGATGTGATATTTGTATCCGAGAACACGTCCACTGCTATCAGAAACCAGTGACCTGGATATGATCCCCTTCTCCACGATAGCCGCAGTTGCGCGTTTGACTGTGTCCCTGCTCATGCAGGTGTCATCCGCAATCCTGCCTAGTGTTGGATAACATTCGCCAGTGTCGGCGTTGTGTCTGTCTGCGATGGCTAGAAGAATTAATTTCTCTGGGCCAGTTACGCCCTTAATTTTCCACGCCCAATTTGTGGCTTGATACGACATGTAAGCTCCTTGTCTTGAAGCAAGGATCGAAAGGCCGTATATCAGAACTGCCTATCGACCATCGCCGCACTCGGTGGTCAAAAGAACCCGTCCGGTTGCAAGCTGGGCGGGTTCAACTATTTAATACCACTAACGGTTAGCTGCATCCATTCTTATTTTATGCTGACGGCAACCGTGGATGACAGTCGTGTGATCTCGACCGCCGAGCAGTCTTCCTATCCGAGGCATTGAATAGTCAGTCTCTTGCCGCAGTCGATAGCAGATCTCATGCCGGCATAGCACTGTCTCTCTGTCACGACGACCAGCCGTCATATCTCTCCAGAAAGCACGATGCTTTAATAGAACCTCGGCAATGATCCGCCTTGGCTTGTCCGGACACGAACACCCGCGAATGTAGGGGTACGCCTGACGCCAGAAAATTATGTCTTCTTCGCTTGTCGGATCTGAAGATACGAACAACCAGTCTCGTATCATCTGGTCAGTGGCGGTGAACTTGTCTTCGACTACTGGTTGCATTATCGCAACTGGCACTGGTTGCATTATCGCAACTGGTTGGGCATAAGCGGCTGCCGAGAACCTAGCTAATCGTGCCTTATGTGCCTCATGTAATGTCTGTCTCAGGGATTGCATTGATTATTACCTTTATTTGTTTTCCACAGTTTTTCCACAGGGCTGTTAATTTAATACAGTCACTATCATCTCTGATTGCACCAGATTGGGTGAGCAAATCAAACAATGCTTTCAAGTGGTTATCTAAATCACGCCTTCGTTTATCTGGTCGCTCTATCTCGAAAGTTACTTCAAACGGGCCACAGATTTTTTCAAATGCGTCTGCCTGTAACTTTGTTTTTTCAGTATTTTCTGCCAACCATTCTCGGTAAATCTTTGACTTGATTACACCTCGACCAGGTACGGCACGAAACAACTGATTAGCTGATGGTGGGCGTTGAATGGTGAGTATCATTTGGACTCTTTAGGATTGACCGAGGTAACTGGGGAGGTTGTTACCTCGGTCTGTACCCATCATCACAGCGTAGACATTCAAGCATTAAAATCCGTGCATGGCAAGCAGCTTCTCGGCAGTCATTGGATATTTTGAAGAAGCACACAGCTCTAATACTTTCCGCCATTGTTTCAGCGGAATAGAATTGTTCTTAGCCCAGTAGGCCGGAGCAGCAGGTGTTAAGTTCAGTTCACGGGCCACAAATGACGGCCCACCAAGGTCTTGGATCAGTTCCCAGATAGTCAAATTTTAAACTCCTTGTGTACCCACACAATGTGGTTGCGGTTGTTGCTAGCTAGATGCTTCACTCGGTTGCCGTTGTCTACGATCAAGCCAAGTCTAGTCAGGTCTGCTCTGCGTGAGCGGTAGGTAGATGTTTCGCAATCAAGATCAATCGCTAGTTGAATGTCAGTGAACCCTGCATAGCCCTGATCGTAGGCGTAACGCAGGACTTCGAGAGCAATCGCAGAGAGGCTCGGATGCACTGATCTTGCCGCCTCAATAGATGTCTCCCGTGAATTTCTGCGATACATAAAACGCTGATTGATTTTTGATACTTCTGTTAACTCGTTGATAAAGCTCATTATTACCTCCTGATTTAATTTTTCAACATAATCAATCTATCATAAAAAAATTGTTTGACAAGAGATTTTTTATCATCTACCTTCCTAGTCGTCGAGCAAAAAGGAGGTAATAATGATTACGCTTTACGAACTAGCAGATACCCTTGAGATATTTATCATGGCGATAAGTCGTTACAACGACGAGCCGTCCGAAGAGAATTGGAAGAGAGTTCTGACGGAGACAGAAATAGCACAAAGCAATCTGAAATTAGTCTTCCCACAGGAGCCAGACCTATGACCGAGATACCAAGTAATAAGTTGATCACTGCGATGCACGGCGTACAGGGTGCGCTGACTGGCGTGAAGCGTGACAGCAGTAATCCTCACTTCAAGAACCGTTACGCGTCTTTAGAGTCAGTCATTGACGCATTACGCCCACATCTACAGGCTAACGGGCTGATCGTAACACAAGCACCAGGTCGGATGACCGAGCATGGCTGTCTCGAAGTCACGACAACTATCTCGCATATCTCTGGACAGTCGATGACGACACGGTTCGAGATCCCATTGACAAAGCGGGATGCCCAAGGTGCTGGCTCGGCTATCACCTATGCCTCTCGTTACTCATTGATGAGCCTGTTCATGCTGCCACCAACGGATGACGATGGCGAAGGTGCTATCGACCGTCCTAATCGGGTTGTGTCTGAGGTTCCAACTGCCCCTACAAAGAGCAGCAATGGCATCAAGAAGGACAATCCCGACCGTTGGAAGCAGGTAGAGCGGCTGATCAGGGATGCGACTACCAAGGATATGTTGCGTGACATGAAGGTCAGCTTGATTGACGAGGTTAAAGACTGGCCTGTAGCATGGCGTGAAGCCCTGAATGATGAGTATTCCAAGCGATATGAAGAATTGGTTCAATGATTCATTATCACGGTACTCCGATAACACCGATTGCAGCATTGTATGAAATGGCTGGGAGGCACTTTTGTGTCTCTCACGCCGCCCCGTCAGATGTTGCTAGGGTTCACATGATAGGCCAATCTGTAATGCTAGATAACGGGGCTTTTTCAAAATGGAAAAGCGGAAAGGAAACTGATTGGAATGCTTATTATGAATGGTCGGATAAGTGGCTTGACTATCCAACAACATGGGCAATTATCCCCGATGTTGTGGAAGCTGATGCTGAAATTCAAGACGGGCTATTAAAACAATGGCCCCACAAAGACAAGGGCTCTCCAGTTTGGCATATGCACGAACCAATTAGCCGATTAATAAAACTAACTGAAAATTATTCTAAGGTTTGCATGGGTTCATCTGCTGAATACGCAGTTGTTTTGTCTGAACCTTGGTGCAGACGAGTTGATGCCGCTTGGAATGAAATATCTAAAAAACACAAACGATTACCTTGGATACATATGTTGCGTGGAATGTCTTTGAGTGGGAAGCAATATCCATTTGCCAGTGTTGACAGCACTGACATTGCTAGAAACCATCACCTCCAACACAATACACCAAGGGCAATGGCTGATAGATGGGACGGAACTCAATGCCCGTCAAAATGGAACTTAAAAGCAGAACAAATGGAGTTAATAAAATGAAGTGGTTTTTAATTGGGGCGTATGCTGCTTGCATCCCACTGGCTAACTGGATGATTGCTAATGTAGGAAGTTGTATTCCAAATGGCCCTTGTGTAATTGACATTGCACCTGGATATTCTGCACCATCTGGTGTTCTTATTATAGGAATATCCTTGGTACTAAGAGATGCCGTGCAAATGGTGTTTGGATGGAAATGGGGTCTTGGTTCAATTTTAATTGGGGCTTTAGTATCATACGCGCTTGCCCCACCGTACATTGTGATTGCAAGTGTAGCCGCAGTTTTAAAACTTCAGATTGCAACTTGTCGCGTTCAGCTCTGGCGTAATCATAGCAGCTTCTGGCATAATCATAGTTCATCTGAAGGTCTGAGTTAGCTAACCGCAACTGCTTGATCTCTTGGATTACACGATGCCTGATCTTGTATTGTTCAGACAATACGTATCCATCATATTCTTTGAGTTCTTTAATAACGTCCATCACCGCTCCTCACCTACTGGCTCATTGTATTTAGCCATGATCATTTCAATTTGAAGCATGATCCATTCATACGCCTTCAAACTATTCTCAAACTCTGGATGGTTGTAAATAAACTCAAGGAAATCCAGCAGTTCCTTGACCATCTTAACGGCTATTTTCTGTTTGAATTTTAACAGTTCAATCTCGGCATTTTTTTCTCTAAATTCACTGTTAACAATTCTAAACATCTCATTGCCTGTGAAAATTTTTTTCGTCTCAAATTCGTTGTACATCACTCTTTCTCCTTCAGTGCATTTTCAGCAATGTCGTATGCTTCCATGTCTGACCCAGTGACATGGCAAATTTTCTTCAACGCTTTCCTCAACCGCACAATCTCGTCGGCCCCATCAAATGCGGCTCGACATTCTTCTTCAGCACCGCAGGGTGTTGATTCAAAATTACAGGTGCAGCCGTTCCGCAACCGTTCAACGATATCCATCACTCTTTCTCCAATGCGTCTTGTGCAATTTTTTGTGCTGACTGCATCTTTGCAATCCGGTGAAGCACTTTTTTTACTCGATTGGTTTCTTTGATAAACACGTCCATCAATTCAAAAGCTAGTTTCTTGTCTTCCCGTAGCTTGATGATTTCATCTGCTGCCTCGGCACACCACTCACCTTCCTGACTCCAACTGATGTCAACAGTTCGCAGCCGTTCAACAATGTCGGTCACTTTAATAACTCCCTTATTCTGTCGTGTATCGTCATCATTACTTCGTTGTCTTCGGCATTAGCTTCTTCAAGATCCAATGCGTTATTAATCTTCACACGCAAGTCATCCATGCGTAGCCGCTCGGCAGCCAACTTGTTCTGCATATCCATGTATGCCGTCTTCCATTGATCTATAATTGTCTGTTGTTTCATGTGAATCACCAATGCGTTTGTGGCTATCCCGACTGCCGTGCCAATAACTAGCAGGGCAATCGGGCCTAGTACCGTGATGGGGTCGATCATTTCTTCATAGACTGCTTCACTGAAGCAGCAATCTGATCATCAAGATCAGACAGAACAACCTGCAACTGTGTTGCCTTGGCAGCATCCGGTAACTTAGTCTCGGCGAACTGCCCTGCGAACCCGACATAGGCAGCCAGATCAATCCAACTGTCCTGATGCGTCCTTTGGTTAGCAATCCTAGCTAGTTTCACAGCCATCATCACAACCGATACATCGTACGCAGAAATATTTTTGCCTAGAATTGTGCCAGCAATAGTTGCCGCCCTTGTGAATGATGAACTAGCATCACCGTAATCCTGATGGCGGTCCTCTATAGTACTGAGAGATTGAGTAAGAATGTCTTTGTGATTCACTTGCCTGTTCCTTTTTCTTTTGTTCAAGGGCTGATCGCCCGGTAGGTGGCTTGCCGTATAGAGTTACATCATTGCCCTCAGCTAGTTCCTTAATGATCCGGTCTCGCTGTTTCTTAAACTCTTCCTCATTCGACTGCGATAGGGACTGGAACTCTCTCTGCGGGTTGTCTCTGTTCTTTATGTCTTGGTTAACCCACTCTCCGACTGTGGAGTATGGTACGCCAGTGATCCGGCATACCTGTGCTTGTGATCCAAACTTCTTGAAAAGATCCAAGACATTTTGTTTATCTTGGTCAGTCCACTTCGTCATGCAAGTTCCTCGTATCGCTTGGAATACTCATCATTCAGTGCTTCACGCCATGCTACAGGCCAGTCTTTAACTTCGTCAATCAGGCCGACCTTGAGGTCACGCAGCATATCCTTGGTAGTGGCATCTCTGATCAGCCGTTCTACCTGCTTCCAACGGTCGGGATTGTCCTTCTTGATGCCATTGCTGCTCTTTGTAGGTGCAGTTGGAACCTCAGATACAACCCGATTAGGACGGTCGATAGCACCCTCGCCATCATCATCCGTTGGTGGCAGCATGAACAGGCTCATCAACGAGTAGCGAGAGGCATAGGTGATAGCAGAGCCAGCACCTTGGGCATCCCTCTTTGTCAGTGGTATCTCAAACCGGGTCGTCATCGACTGTCCAGAGATATGCGAGATAGTTGTCGTGACTTCCAAGCATCCATGCTCGGTCATCCGACCTGGTGCCTGTGTTACGATCAGCCCGTGTTCCTGTAGATGTGGTCTCAATGTGTCAATGACGGCCTCTAAAGACGCATAACGGTTGCTAAAGTAAGGATTGCTGCTGTCACGCTTCACGCCCGTCAGCGCACCCTGTACGCCGTGCATTGCAGTGATCAACTTATTACTTGGTATCTCGGTCATAGATCTACTTCCTCTGGGTATACTAAAATAAGATTTTTGTTTGCTATCTCGGTAGCCATGAGAACGCTGTTCCAGTTCTCTTCTGATGGGTAGTGATGATATCGCTCGATAGCCTTAGTCAATATCGTAAGCGTGTCTGCTAGGTCGTACAGCGTAATCATTATTACCTCCTTTTCGCTCGACCATTGAAACCTAGATGATAAAAAATCTCTTGTCAAACAATTTTTTTATGATAGATTGATTATGTTGAAAAATTAAATCAGGAGGTAATAATGAGCTTTATCAACGAGTTAACAGAAGTATCAAAAATCAATCAGCGTTTTATGTACCGCAGAAATTCACGGGAGACATCTATCGAGGCAGCTAGATCCGTGCATCCGAGCCTGTCTGCGATTGCCCTTGAAGTCCTGCGTTACGCCTATGATCAGGGCTATGCAGGGTTCACTGACATTCAGCTCGCGATTGATCTTGATTGCGAAACATCTACCTACCGCTCACGCAGAGCAGACCTGACGCGACTTGGCTTGATCGTCGACAACGGCAATCGGGTAAAACATTTAGCTAGAAACAACCGCAACCACATTGTGTGGGTACACAAGGAGTTTAAAATTTGACTATCTGGGAACTGATCCAAGACCTTGGCGGGCCGTCATTTGTGGCCCGTGAACTTAACCTGACACCTGCTGCTCCGGCCTATTGGGCGAAGAACAATTCTATTCCGCTGAAACAATGGCGTGGAGTATTAGAGCTGTGTGCTTCTTCAAAATATCCAATGACTGCCGAAAAGCTGCTTGCCATGCACGGATTTTAATGCTTGAATGTCTATCTTGGCAAGATCGGGCAGACCGAGGCGGTAACCTCCCTAACCGCCTCGGTCATCACAAAGATAGCAAATGATCCTGACAATCCAACGACCACCATCAGCTAATCAGTTGTTCCGTGCCGTACCTGGTCGAGGTGTAATCAAGTCCAAAATCTACCGAGAATGGTTGGCAGCGAACACTGAAATAACACGGACACAGGCAGATGCATTTGAAAAAATCTGTGGCCCGTTCGAAATAACTTTCGAGATTGAAAGACCGGATAAACGAAGGCGCGATCTAGATAACCACTTGAAAGCATTGTTTGATTTGCTCACCCAGTCGGGGGCGATCAGAGATGATAGTGACTGTATTAAATTAACAGCCCTGTGGAAAAACTGTGGAAAACAAATAAAGGTAATAATAAATGCAATCCCTGAGACAGACATTACATGAGGCACATAAGGCACGACTAGCTAGGTTCTCGGCAGCCGCTTATGCCCAACCAGTTGCGATAGTGCAACCAGAGCCAGTTGCGATAGCGCAACCAATAGTCGAAGACAAGTTCATCGCCACTGACCAGATGATACGAGACTGGTTGTTCGTGTCTTCAGACCCGACAAGCGAAGAAGACATAATTTTCTGGCGTCAGGCGTACCCCTACATTCGCGGGTGTTCGTGTCCGGACAAGCCAAGGCGTATCATTGCCGAGGTGCTGTTAAAGCATCGTGCTTTCTGGAGAGACATGACGGCTGGTCGTCGTGACAGAGAGACAGTGCTATGCCGACATGAAATCTGCTATCGACTGCGGCAGGAAACTGACTACTCAATGCCTCGGATAGGAAGGCTGCTCGGCGGTCGAGATCACACGACTGTCATCCACGGTTGTCGGCAGCATAAAATAAGAATGGAAGCAGCGAACCGTTAGTGGTATTAAATAAGTGAACCCGCCCAGCTTGCAACCGGACGGGTTCTTGTGACCACCGATGCCGCGATGGTCGATAGGCAGTTCTCTTATACTGTCAGTCGATCTCCGCTTCAAGACAGGAGAGACGACTATGCACTGGTTCAGATTTTATAATGAAGCCCTAGACGATCCCAAAGTTCAGCGACTTGACGGGGACACGTTCAAGACGTGGGTCAACTTGCTGTGTCTATGTGCTCGACATGACGGCCTACCAAAATCAATTCAAGACATTTCATTTGCTCTGCGAGTAGATGTACACGGTTGCTCCACGGTGCTCTCACGGTTGGCTGACGCTGGCCTACTCGATAGGCTCCACGGGGGTACTCACGGTATGCACTACGCTATCCATGCTTGGGACAAAAGACAATATAAATCAGATACTTCTACCGAGAGAGTGAAACGTTTCAGGGAACGTTCCAGTAACGCTACTGAAACGGTGAATGAAACACCCCCAGATACAGAGACAGATACAGATACAGAAACAGATAAGATACAGAGAAGAAAGAAAGTTATAGCACTCGCTTCGCGATTGCCCGAAGATTGGCAGCCGAGTGATGGTGATATTGATTTCGCAATCTCGCTAGATGTAGATTATCGGAGAGAAGCGGATATCTTTCGAGACTATTGGATAGCCCAAGCGGGAGCCAAAGGACGGAAAGCCAACTGGCAATCGACCTGGAGAAACTGGATAAGAAGGGCATCCGAGCGGATTGCTACGCAACCGAGCAGAAAAGAAACAGCCATCGAGATGGGCAAGAGACTGATAAGGGAGAATGGATATGAACCGCACTCAGGCAATACAATCGATCACGATCATGTTATCAGCTTACCCCGACAGCAGGGTTGACCGTGAATCATTCACTAGATTGGCAGCCCTTGCGCTTGAAGATTATCAAGTCGAGACGTTGCGCGCACTCGCAGATCCCAAGGTCGGGCTGATTTCCTCATGTAGATTTATGCCGTCGATTGCAGAAATGCGGGAGTTTTGCAGGACATACGTCAACCCTAATCACAGACAAGTGCCGCAGTTGCGCGTTGTTCACGATGCTACACCAGTATCAGAGGAACAGCGGGAAAGGATGCTTGAGAAATTGAGCAAGCTATCTCAGCACTTGGGCAGCCTAAATTGACCTCATGTGGATACTCACGCAAACCCCTATTATTTTAGAAAAATGCCCCTTATTATCTAACCGAGGCGGCCCCCGTTAAGGGCTATCCGACCTCATGTGAATGATCAAACAGGAATGATAAAATGGAAAACAAGTACGACAATTCAGGATCACTAAACAAGAACACATTCAAGACAAAAGAGGGGCAGCCCGATTACAGGGGCAAGGCAATGATTGCGGGTATCCGATACCAACTAGGGGCTTGGCTTAAGACGGGCAAAGATGGCGACCAATTCTTGAGCATAAACTTCAAGCCGATTGAAGAAGGTCAAGAGGCTCCGAATGAAGGTGTCAAACGGTATACGTCTAAATCCGTTGGTAGCGCATCCGACCTCAATGATTTAGTTCCGTTCTAAAAACGATTTAGAAGCCCGTGTGATGCCCTCGCACGATTGCCCCGCTAGGTAGGTAGCACAAAAGAAAAGAGGGCCGTCCTTGGCCCTCTAATTCATCCCCGATATTTGATTGATTATCCTTCACTAAAATCATACCAGCGCGAATGCTCTATTGATCCACGGTCAAGATCTGTTTCAGTTAACTTGCATTTTAGTTCCCATAGTTCTTCATGGAATTTTTCTATTCGATCAATACATCTGTTTCTTTGCGTTTTGTTTTTTGTTTTTCTTGACACTTGATCATTCCAATAAATATCGCGTTCGATTGCTGCTATCTGTTTTTCGATTGTCATCATAAGCTCCACAAAACGATTGCCAGGATGAAAGAGCCTAAGCAAGCTAGTTCAAAGATATCTTCAAGAATGTTCCTAATCATGCCGCTACCCTCATTTCCTGATAATCCCTCACGACAAAAGCGGAATTGCTTTTCTTGAGCTTGTTACCTTTCGCTTTTAATCCGACAACTACGCCACCTCGTTTGTCCATATGACGCAAGTCATGTTCGTCGCCATTAATGACTTCAAAGCCGTTCCATGTTTCTGGCAATTCATTGGCAAAAATTACCGCGACATTGTGACCAGCGCGCAATGCATCGATGCTTTCCGCTTCATTGTTTTCATGGCGTGATAGCGTGAGATAGTAATTCTTTGGCAATGCCCGATACAATCGCGATGCATTTTTCGTATAATCCACAAATTGGATATCTGGAAAGATTGCCATGATATTCTTATAAATGACGCCATTGTGCTGGCACGCTATACCTTCCCATGCAATGTCACTAGAGCCATTGAGACGGACGCAAGGCAACAACCCTTTTTTGTGCGCTTGCCTGGTTATAAGATCGATAGCTTTGACCACGTCTCGCATGTATGCCTTGCGCTCTTTCATAAAGCGCTGCGCCTTTTGTATACGCGAGCGGCGAACGCTATTCATATCTTTTTCTAAGTCTGCGACCATGCCGGCCTGACCAGAAAACCAGCCAAGACAAGACGCGATACATGCGGCGCTCGCATGCGGGCATAGGTTATGCCCTGACGTGCTAGCGGGCGCGAGATATTGGATTGCGTTGAAATAACCGTAAGACGTGGCCTTAGTGGCTTTGGCGCTATCGGTCGAGAATATTCTGTTTAACATTAGACTAACCCTTCATAAGGACAAAAAGACATTAGGACGCTAACACAATATTTGTGTTAGTCAATAGCGGCTATTGTGAGGATAGTTACGAATTTTTGATCTTTTTTCGCGCGCAACACGTTCGCGGAATTTTGGTTTGCTGTTTGTCTTATGGATATAAGTCTGGATGAATAGCGACGCGTCGCAGTCTTCTTCCAGATAAAGATCATCCCCTCGGCGATAGCTATAAGAGCTGAAATCGCTCGGCGTTAACCCCAGCGCAAACAAGTCGCGAGTATTAACCTTTAACCAGCCATGACCAGGGTCAGATATAAAGTCGAAAGTCGTACGCATGATATTAATCCTTATTAGTTAGAGAGTAGTGAGGGCGCTTGCGCGCCCCTTATTTTAGTATTGGCTCGAATGCTACGGCGATTAAGAGAACGCCAATAAAGGCGCT